AGTATAGGGGGTCGTCAGATTTGATACCTTATTTCCCCGCGTCAATAAACGTGTTATATCATAACGCATATAACATACATAAAGCTTCCCAACTGGCAACCACATTAAACGTCAATTATATGAAGTGCGATAAACAAACAATCAAAAACACGCATGAATTTGTTCACAATTTGTTCATACGGAGTTCATAAATAACAGTTAAGATATAATCAGAAAGAGGGAAGAAAAACCTCAATTCAATGAACCTTTAAAACCGAACAGAATAGAAAGGAAGTAAAATCATGACAAAGTACATTACTAGAACCGTGGAATCCTACACCTACAATTTCGGCGTCATCGTGGAAACTAGCATTGTTCACGTTGGCGAATTTGAAAGCGATAAGAAGCTGGGAGAACGTGAGCTAAAGAAAAGAGCAAAAGAGTGCTGTAAAGAGGCCATCTGCTACAGAGTAGACACTCACGACAACCTTTACCGCATGCCCATGTATTTCTTCTTAGCAAACGCCGAAAAGGTGAATAAAGAGGAGGGCGAACAATGAGACCCTGTGGAGTAGAGGTAGCCTACAAGATAGATGGAAAGCTTGAAGTAGCGCTAATATCATTAGACATGTATAAAAAGCTGGTAGACCATATCGCAAATTTACAAGGTAAAATCATCAGTGTAAAGCTGATATGCGTTAAGGGACGGTGAAATCAATGCTTGTGTTAGTTAAAATTCAGTATCAAATAGGGTTAGTAGAAGAAACCCTCATAATTCAATCCCAATATTATGAATACATGATGAGCTTACTTAGGAAGCACTTTGCATCCATCAAGAAAGTTGACTTCATTCACATGGACACTAATGAGGAGGATTAAAATGAAGCGTCATATCATCGTTGAAACAACCGATCTAAAGCACTGCCTAATAGCCGCCAATTTCTTTAGGAACTGCAACACAGCCCTATATTTAATCCGCCAGCGTGGCTTATGGCAATTAAGTGCCCGGTATTAACCGGGCACTTTTCATGCCCATACACCCCACTTGTTAAAATTTTAACAAATCGAACATTTGTTTGCAGTCACGGCCCACCCGCCGCACACCCGGTTAGCGTAAGCTAACACTACTTTACACAAACCCATGAAAATTCCGCATGTCGTGTTCATAACTAGTTCACATTTCCTTGCTACAATACATTACAGAGAGGAGGACAAACCCAATGAAATACGTCACAAGAGAGCGAACCGTTAGCGCCTTCCGATTTGGGAGGCATATCCCTCCCAAATGGTACATGGACCTATTGAACCGTGGAAAAGTGTTTGCAAGTAGAGAACACAGCGAAAAGGGTGTAGAACTAAAACTAAAAATCGTATTACCCGGCAAGACGTGCCTTGCCGTCCCCGGCGATTGGATTCTATTAGACCCCGAAGGCAAAATAAGCGTGCTTTCCCATGATGAATTCGTGCGTACATACAGGGAGGTAAATGATGGATGATTACGCAGTAGGCAGATTCAAAGCCTTCTATAACTTCATCTTTTATGGATACGGCAGAATGGATAAGCCACAGATGGTCAACTCCTCATGCCGAAACAATCAAGAACAAGAGGAAGGCTATAATGCAGTAATAGCAGAAATAGCATTTAACCGCAAAGAAATAACCGCATACATCCACAGAAGGGCGCTAGAGCACATAAACTCAGAAAACAACATAAGACGCAGGGAAGAAATGGAGGATTCTAATGCTACCGGTAATTCATTATGACGCCTACAGAATAGGCTTCCTAAAAGCTTGCATGAACTATTATACATACGATCTAGAACGCACAATAGAGCGTAAAGAAAAAGACTGTGCAAATGAGGACGAGAAAACAGGATATACAGACGCAACCTTAGACCTCACCAGACACAAGAAAGAAATAGATGAATTCGTGTGCGAGATCCGCCGAAGAATCTATACCTAACCCTTCCTAGCCGGTCTGAGGGTATCAGGCCGGACCCCAAGGGGTAAACCCGCTCCCCTCCAATCACAAAATGAAAGGAAGTGAACACTCCCTCCACAATTCAATATGTCGAAACGGTACATTTTTAACAGTAAAGAGGGAAGCGAGTAAATCCCCGCGATTCTAAATTTAAAGAAAGCAAGAACTTGAACAGGAGGAAAAACCATGGCAAAGTACATGACCAGAACAGTAGATACTTATATCTATCATCTGGGGATCATCGAGAACAACGGAGACGCAACCACCATTATCCCCGTAACTGACATCTCCAGCGAAAAGAAGCTGGGCGAGCGTGAGACAAAGAAGCTTCTGAAAGAGCATGGCGCACAGATTGTCTATAAGATCGACAACGTGCCTCATACCTACCGCCTGTCCCTTGACAAGTTCATGGAACTGGCCGAAGAAGTCCCCGCAAAGAACAATCAGTAAACAATCATATTTTAGGAGGAAATAACAATGGATATGAATAAGCAGATGCAGGCGTTCACCGGCTCCGAAACTTCTGACATGTTTGTCAGTTTCGACCCCGTATCTCCCGATGATAAGATCAAGCTGTACAACGCCATCAACGCACCTGAGACCCGTATTGCCGACATGGTCAACAAGCCCATTTGCCTGACCGATGTCATCATGGTCAAGTGCAAAATCAACGACCGCGGCCGGTCTGCTGAGCGCGATGCAATCCGCGTTATCTTGATTGATGATAACGGCGAGACATATGCGGCCACCTCTTCCGGTATCACCAACAGCGTCCGCAATATCTTCAACATTTTCGGTACCCTGCACTTCCCTGAGGGTCTGAAAGTTACCATTGAGCAGATTAAGACCAGCAACGGGAACACTCTGACCATGAAGCTCATGGCCTAACAAATCCGTCCCGTTATTCAATCTAGGGAGGGGCGCAAGCCCCTCCCTTTAATCAAAGGAGGTGTAAAATGGCATCCCGCACAGTATCCGAAAATACAAGCCGCATCTTAACAGAGGGGGCCGACTTTATCTCAAAGAAATTCCGCCTCCCCTGTGAGATCGACCCAGACGCGGCTTTAGTTCTAGCTCAAATTGCAACATTTGGGAAGGGGGTCAGGGTATGGCACGGAGGAAAAGAGGTACAACAGGATCAGCTGAAAATAAAAGTGTCTATAACCCAACAAAACAACAGCTGAAAAAGCTACAAAGTGAGATAAAGAACTATAACAGGCGCTTGCAGTCGGCAATCAAAAGAACGTCTACAGAACTAATAGAATATTTACCACCGAAACTTTCATATACAGAGGAAGCAGGCAAAATAAAATCAGCAAAGGGATTTAAGCGCAGAATAGAGACCCTACAGAGATTTGATAGGGCCGGACTTGAGCTAACAACCTTTGAAGGCCGCCCAATAGCAAAGGCATCGCTTGACCTGTTAAAGCGCTCAGTGGCAGAAGAAAATAGGAGGCGTAAAAAGAGAGTTGCGACACAGGCAGAAGCGCAAGAGCGCCTGGGGAGATTTCCAACACAGCCCGTATATGGCACAAGGCCCGTAACTCTCTCAAAAATAATAGCTGACGAAGAGAAGCGCCAGCAACTAGAAACAGAGTTTCTAGAGCCGGCAGACGCTAACCCGCTCACAGAGGCATATAGACAAAACTACATTAGACACGCATATGAGGCACTTCAATTATGGAACATGACAAATTGCGAAGACCCCGAAGTTACAAACCTGATAATGCAGATCATTGGACTAGTAGTAAGTGCATCAAAAGACGTTATAGACGCCTCCATAGGCATACCAGAAACAAGGATAGATATAATATCGGACTATGAACTATTTATGAATAACCTAGCGTATATTCTGGGGCTATGGGAAAGCCTATAATATGGCAGTCTATGCGGCTGACTTTGAAACAACCACAAATCCCGATGACTGCCGGGTGTGGGCGTGGTGCATTTGCGATATCTATAACATAGACGAAACTCTAGAATACGGAGAAACGATTTACAGCTTCATAGAATACATATCAAACTTACATGGCAAAATATACTTCCACAACCTGAAATTTGACGGAACATTTATAGTAGACTATTTGCTTAAACATTGTTTCGCGCACTCACAAGAAAGGAAGATACACCCAAATGAATTTAGCACCCTGATATCAGATATGAGGCAGTGGTATCAAGTGCGCTTTGTACCATGCAGGGGATCAGGGGCAGAGGATGAAATACAAATAACAGATTCACTAAAAATACTTCCAATGCCAATATCTGATATGCCCAAATCTTTCGGGATCGAGGAAAAGAAGCTAGAAATTGACTACCACGAGGACAGAGAAATAGGCCACATACTAACGCAAGAAGAAAAAGACTACATTTCTCACGACGTAATAATATTAGCAAAAGCACTTAAATTTATGTTCGACCACAACCAAACAAAATTGACGACTGGGTCAAACGCACTAAACGACTACATACACAGGCTAGGAAAAGAAGAGTATAAAGTAAGATATCCAGAACTAGACCTACCCACCTTCACAGATTTCAAGAAAGCGTATAAGGGTGGCTTTACCTATGTAAACCCAGCATACAAAGACAAGGAAGTAAAAGAAGGAGCAGTATTTGACGTAAATTCGATGTATCCGTGGGCAATGAAAAATTGCTTACTTCCTTATGGAGAGCCTGTATATTTCCCAAAGAAATACAAAGAAAATCCAATGTACCCTCTATACATACAATGCATATTATGCGAATTTAAGCTAAAGCCAAATCACTATCCATGCATACAGATAAAAGGACATTTCATGTACCACGACACGGAGTATCTAACACAATCAATAGAGCCAACCTATTTATACCTAACAAGCGTAGATGAGAAGCTAGTATTCGATCACTATGACGTTAATGTAATAGAGTGGTGCGGCGGATACATGCTAAAAGGAACGCACGGCCTATTTGACGAATACATAGACTATTGGTACAACGAAAAGACCGAAGCTAGAATAGAGGGAAACCCCGGGCGCGAGAAGATAGCGAAACTAATGCTAAACTCTCTGTACGGAAAATTCGGATCAAAGAAAAGAGGAAAGTCATGCATCCCATATCTAAGGGAAGATGGAAGAGTAGGATTTAAGCTATCAGAGGAGGAGATAAGAAAAGGCGGATATATCCCAATGGCCTGTTTTATAACAGCCTATTGCAGAGACAAGATAATCCGCGGAGCACAAATTTGCGGTGATAGATTCATATATGCAGACACGGACAGTCTACACGTATCAGGAACAGAGCCGCCTGAAGGGCTGTGGGTAGACAACAAAGCCCTAGGAGCATTTAAGTTAGAAGAAACATTCATTCGGGCCAAATTTATACGTCAGAAAACCTACCTAGAAGTAACGCTAGGGAAAGACTATCAAGAAAAAATCAACATAAAATGTGCCGGTATGCCTAAGAACGTCAAAGAGACAATAACTGAAAGCGAATTTACAGAAGGAGCAGTATTTGACGGAAAACTCCTTCCCAAAATCGTCCCCGGCGGCGTCATTTTGAAGGAGACAACTTTCAAAATAAAAAAGGCAAAAGGGGTTGACAACTCGCTTTCATTATGATACAATACCCTAGAGGGGTCCTTGCTTTCCTAGTGTCCCCGTCCGGGGCACCGGGGCGAAGAGCCTTCCCGGGTGGGAATTGGCGGTGGTGTGCTGACACAGTGGAGGGCAAGGATTTCCCTTATTTTACAGAGGTGATAAAGTGGACAATAAGGACACGTCCATGTATTACAATGCAGATGACACGCTCTCAAGAAACAGGTTATTTAATTTTGTTGTAGGCGCTCGTGGAGCTGGTAAGACCTACGGAGCCAAAAAGAGGGCAATTAAAAATTTCACCGAAAAAGGCGAACAATTTGTATATCTTAGAAGGTACGATACAGAAATGCCTCAGTCACAGATGCGAAACTTTTTCGATGATATCATGCAGGAGTTTCCGGATCACGAGTTTAAAGCGGACCGCGGATTATTCAGGATAGACAAGGAAGTGGCCGGGTGGTATTTCCCGCTGTCAAAGGCAGTGATGCTTAAATCAATGCCGTTTCCAAACGTCACATTGATTATCTTTGACGAATTCATCATCGGAGCAGGCGCATACCGCTACCTTCAAAACGAGGTTGTAACCTTCCTTGAATGTTACTCAACAATATCAAGAGACAGAGACGTTCCCGTGTTATTTTTGAGTAACGCCGTCACATTCAGTAACCCTTATTTCCTATATTTTAACCTATCATTAGAAAAAGGGCAGAAGAGAAAACTATTAAAGGATATCCAACTAGAGACAGTTACAAACCCAGCCTATGTAAATCACGTAAAACAAACCAGATTTGGACGTCTGATAGACGGAACAGAATATGGGTCCTATTCAATGGACAACGAGTTCTTGCTAGACACGGATTCATTCATTGAAAAGATGGTTACAGCCTGCTTCTATGTTACAACGATACTAATAGACGGCTTCAAAATTGGCGTGTATAGGGACATGAACTCTGGTATTTTCTATCTATCAGAGAAAACTGATGACACAAGAAAGATAACAATAAGCCTAACATTAAACGACCACAACAATTCAACCGTATTAGCCACAAGGAACAACATAGTTATTAAAGGTATAATGGATGCTTTCTCAGCTGGTATGCTAAGATTTGAGACACAAAAAGTAAAGAATTTGGCGTGGCCTATACTAAGAAAGCTACTATAACAAATGGAGGGTTACAAAATGGCATACGAATTTACACAGGATTCTTTCCGGCAGTTCTCTGAGGAAGTTATCTCCGCGGGAGGAGATCAGGCCACCTTAACGACTTTATTGAGCCAGATGCAAGACGTTATCATTGATAATATCGGAAAAATGGAACAGCTTACGCAAAACAATGAGAACGTCACCAAGGAAAATGAGCGGCTCAAGAGTGCAAATATGGACCTGTTTCTGAGGATCGGTTCTCAGGCTGAGGCCATTGAGAACAAGGCCAAGGAAACCGCCAAAGAAGAGCCGGTTGGAGTTGACGATTTTCTAAAGAATATCTATAAGGAGGATAACAACAATGGCAACTAAGAACAACCCTATTGCTAGCCCTGAAATGATGAACGCAATCCGAAATGATGCGAGTGACGCCTATAAGGCCGCTGTGCCTGTAGCCACTCCCGCAAATCTGGCTGACGTGGGAAACCCCATCCTTGCATATGATGCAATGGCCAACGAGTTTCTGAGCGCCCTGGTAAATAAGATCGTTGCTACCATCCTTTACCGCAAGATGTGGAACAACCCTCTGTCTATGCTCCGCAAAAACGCTGAGCCTCTGGGTGTTGACGTTGAGGAAGCCCACGTGAATCCGGCTACCGCTCAGGCATATGACGGCACTGAAACCGGCATGGCCGCAGTTCTGAAAATGACAAAGCCCGATGTGGCCGCCGCGTGGTATCGGCTGAACCGACAGGACAAATATCCCGTGACCATCAACAACGAACAGCTTACAAACGCTTTCGTCTCCTGGAACGCCCTTGAAAACCTCATTCAGGGCATTGTAGACAGCCTTTACAATGCGAACACCATTGATGAATTCAAGTACACTAAACAGTTAGTTGTTGATGCAATCACTGATGGAAAGCTGAAAACAGTTACAGCAGTAATGCCCAACAACGAGGCCACCGGCAAGCAGTTCCAAGTACAGCTCCGCAATATGTCCATGCTGTTCACATTCCCTTCCAGCGCCTACAACAACTACAAGCTAATGGGCGGCACCGGAAACGACCGCGTAACATGGAGCCCCATCGAAGATCAGTTGATCATCATCCGCGCGGATGTAGCCGCAAATATCGGAGTTGAGGTACTTAGCGCGGCGTTTAATCTCAGTTACTCCGATTACCTGGCCAGACAGATTATCGTTGACGATCTGGGGGCCGATGGAAAGACGCTGGCAGTGCTGGCAGACACCAAAACATTCCAGATTCGCGAAAAGCTCCGCCGTTTCACCACCTTCTATAACGGCTCCGCGATGAACTGGAATTATTGGTTGCATGCGTGGGACACCTTCTCTCTGTCTCCCTTCCACAACTGCGTGGCCCTCCGCACAGCGTAAGAGCAATTTAGGGAGGGGCGCAAGCCCCTCCCAATAGAAAGAAGGTGAAACCATGGCATTATGGAGGCCCGAAACAACTATATATCTGTGTACAAATACAGGCATAGATCAGTATAATAAACCCTACTTTGAATCCAACGCCGCAATGCAAGGATGGTTAGCCGGAAAAGTAAAAGCGTCTTTCACACAATACTCATATCAGAGAGCGGACGAAAGACAATACTGCCGCGTGGAATACAATTACAACGATGCCTTGACATGCGACATTATCATGTGGCAAAACACCGGCACCGGGCCGCGCTGGATTATCGCGAACATTACAGGGGTTGAGTGGGTAAACCCGAACACAACAACCATCTATTTTGAAGTAGACGCATTTTGCACCTACTGTGGGGACATAAACTGGCCAACCTCCTACAGCCTAGTGGAAAGAGAGCATGTCGTGAACGACTGGAACGGAGCTAATCCAAACTGGATTAACATTGGGATACCCGAAGGAATGGGAGGCACACCAGACCAAGTTGTATATGACCAAATAAAGGCATACGCACCAGATACATTTGTGGTATTCACTCCTTATGATTCTTCCGGCCAACCAATGTTTGGAGGCACTGTAGAAAATAATGTGTTTAACGGCTTAACTATGAGAACTTTTTCAAGCGCAGGAGCCGTTAACAGCTATTTGCAGAGCGTAGCAGAATCAAGCGAGGGAAAGCTAGAGAACATTCTGGGTGTATATTCCGTACCCGGCGATTTCCTATCCGATTTGTCAGAAGCAGTTGAAACTATTCCGCCGTGGCAAAGCGGCGGAGCAATTGGGCCAGACCTTTGCAGAAATGCGAAATGTTATTCTAGTGAATTTTGCGTGGCGCAAGTAGAAGGCATGAACAGCGAGACAGTGACATACAAACCCGAGCTAATCACAACACAAGGCACGTTTAACTTCCATATCTACGGTCGCTTTATCGGAGGCGGCGGAGGAATCATTGCAACGCCAGACGCCTATGACTACATGGGAAACCCTGGAGAATACGGGTGCGCAATCACCGTATTTCCGCAAGGTGCATGGGTTGGAAATCAATATGCTCAGTATCAACAGACCAACAAAGTAAACATTCTAGCAACCACAGCAAAATCAGCTGGATCTTTCATCCTTGCAGGAGCCGCTGCTGCCACAGGGGTAGGAATGGCCGCCGTTCCGGGACTCGTTGCAAGTGGGCTCAGTAGTGCGGCAAGTATTTGGGATGCAGATACAAAGGCCAAAAAGGGTTCAGCCGCTGTTAATGGCTCTGTGTCTTCTGACCCCATCCTAGCTGCCTCAATTGGCCAGTTTGGCTTCAAATTCCGCTGGTACATGTGCAACGAGAGCATCATGAAATCTGTAGACAGCTTTTTCGACCGCTACGGCTACAAGGTTATGAGGCTAAAAGTGCCGGAACGCAATAGCCGCCCGTGCTGGAATTTTGTCAAGACTTCTGATGGTCACGTATCCGGCCCCATTCCAACCGTTTACAGGGAGCGCATCGAAGCAATGCTAAATTCCGGCGTCACCTTCTGGAACGTAGGAGCCAGAGCCATCGGCGACTTTTCCAACCCGTCCGCTAACAAGAGTTAGGAGGATGCCATGGAAGCTGTAATTGTCGCTATACTCTCTCTAATCGGAACGCTAGTTGGAACTTACGCAGGAATTGTTTCAGCAAACAAGGTGACAGAGTGGAGAATAAGGCAAGTAGAATCTAAGATATGTACCCTATCAAAACAAGTGGAAGAACTTATAGCGACAGTGAACTACATACAGGGTAAAATGGAGGTACTGCATGACCATTGAGTTTATAACAGTTGTAGCTCTAGTGCTCATTTATCTGGCAATCTATATGCTACTAATACCGGTTGGGAAACGTCTACACTACATTATGTTCAGCACAGTATTCAAAAATAAACCGATCAACCATACCGCATATTGGCTGACATACCTAGTGGTAAATATTATTGTATCTCTCACAGGAATGATTATCATTTTCAACCTAGTAAAATACACTGCGGAGGTGTGGATTATATGACCAATCTATTGAAACGATTAGCTAACCTCATGTCCGTTAAATCCCTAGTAACAATCGCCCTGACAATCGTGTTTTGCATTATGGCGTATAAACAGACAATCTCTCAAGACTTTATGACCATATACTCTGTTGTTATCGCTTTCTTTTTCGGCGCTCAAAGCACCAAAAGCAACAACCAGGAACTGCAAAACGATCTAGATTACGCCGAGACGAAAAACGCAGAATTGTACAAGCAGTTGATGGAGCTGTCAAAGGAAAACGCAGCCTTGACAGAAGAATTAAAGGAGGTGTACAACGATGCATCTAATCAGAAACTACCTGACGAATAACGATTGTTATAAAGCAGGAAAGCCTCTGAACATTCGCGGAATCATGGTGCACAGCACAGGGGCAAACAACCCATCCCTAAAACGCTACGTACAGCCAGACAAAGACGGTATCGGCGTAAACAAGAACGGTAATGACTGGAACCACCCCGGCATTGATACCTGCGTACACGCCTTTATTGGAAGGTTGGATGACGGCTCTATTGCAACCGTCCAGACCCTCCCCTGGAACATGCGCGCGTGGCACGCCGGGTCAGGCCGCTGGGGATCGGCAAATAACTCCTATATCTCTTTCGAGATTTGTGAGGATGACCTTACAGACCCAGATTATTTTAACGCAGTATATACAGAGGCTATTGAGCTGTGCGCATACCTCTGTAGACTATACAGGTTAGACCCATCACAAGAGGACGTTCTAATCTGCCACTCCGAAGGATTCACTCTAGGAGTAGCATCAAACCACGCAGATGTAATGCACTGGTTTCCGCTACACAACAAAACAATGAACGACTTTAGGACCGATGTATATGCCCTCATGCAAAGCCCCGGCGGAGCATCCCCGGAAGAGATCGTAAGAGAATACCGTAAGACACTACAGGATAATGACGCAGAGGATTGGTCAAAAGAGGCCAGAGAGTGGGCAGTTAAAAACAAGCTAATTACAGGCTATGAAGGAAACTACATGTGGCAAGACTTTGTAAATAGAGAGCAATTAGTTACCATTCTAAAAGCCTTCAATGAAGCAATGGGAAATCCCGTGCCGTAAACTACACTCAACTCCAGGCGTCTACCGTCAACTCCCGTCTCGTCCCGTCAAGCCAAGTAAAGACCAGACCTTTTCTGTAATTGACTGGGCTAGGCTGAGGTATAACGACAAATGCTGTATGCAATGAAACCGGACGTTAAAGGCAAGAGCTTTTCTGTGCTATTCTAGGCTGGGCTCGCAAGACCAGTATAGCCCATAAAAGACCAGGCCAGGACAGGACAGTTTATTATCCGATATTAGTTTAGGAGGCGTTACAATGAAAGTGTTTATTTCACAACCCATGAGCGGACTTTCCAAGGAAGAGGTTTTGAGGAAAAGGCAGGAGGTAAAACTGAGATTGTTCCATGAGCTGGGCGATTATAATATAGAGTTTATTGAACCACGCGTTAGTTATTCTGACCCGATTCTGAATATCGGTGAATCTATTAAGAGAATGGCAGGAGCTCACATAGCGTATTTTATGCATGGATGGGAGAAGCATAGGGACTGTATCATTGAGCATGAAGTGGCCGTTCAATATGGAATAAGGTGTATTACGTATGAGGGTTAAAAAGCGCAATGGGCCATGCTCTAAACTGTATAGCAGGCTTCTGGGTTGGATTGTAGTGCTCTTTTTAGCCTGCTTGTTGGCTGGAGGCTTCTATCTGGCTCTGCTGTCTATCAAGTATCAGTACACGGGAGCGCTGGCTTGTTGGACAATATGCGCGACACCTATTGGAACAGCTGTTACGATCGTGCTAGGGAAGACAATAGATAAAGAGATACAGAACGTAAAAGGACCTAACGGAGAAGGACTTGATTATACAAACGGCGCTAAGGAATACAACGTAGATTCTGCGCCGGTATAGGAGGTGGTAAATTTGTTTGATTGCTTTTTCGGTGCTAATCTGCCGGGTATAGTATTCCCACCTAACGGGGCGAGGGCTGAGGTTCTAAACGCACAACAGACCATCGAAATTTATAACCGATTCATCAATATGGCGCTAAGTCGGTTTAGATGGACGGGTCTGCCGGATAGTTGCAATGAGCGGGCGCTGGAAATGACGTTGCTGTTTTACGGCGTGGTGCTGTTTGCTAATGACCCAGACCTAGGGTATATCCATACGGCGGTAACTTTGCCGGGCCCTTTTAATATCTACTATGAGAGCGTAGTTAGAGAGGCGTATAGTTTCGAGTATCGACATAGATTTGACATTGACAATAGTGTGTTGATTAGAGCGAATAAGACTATGACGCCGGACTACCTTTCTATTTGGAACTATTCGCCCAAAATTTCAAACGCACTCAGAAGCATCGATATCCACACTGAGACTATCAAGAGGCCATTTGCAATTCAGTGTGACGAGAAGGACAAGCAGAGCGCTATCACGGCGGCGAACAAAATTGCCGGAAATGAGATTGCTATTTTCGGCTCTAAGTTCGGTAACCCTGAAAGCGTGAAGGTCATGAATTTCGGTGTAAATTGCGTGCTGAATGAGATGTGGGCAAATGTGCGAAACTACATGCAGCAGCTTTGCACGAGCTTAGGTATTGATAGCCTTACAAGCGACAAGAAAGAGCGCCTTATTTCTGCGGAGGGGCAAGGGCAGAGGAATCCAACGCGGCACATTATTGAGAGTGAGCTGTGGTGCAGGGAAAGGGCGTGCGAGGAAATCAACGCTATGTTTGGGCTGAATGTGGGCGTGGAGTTGAACGCTGTGGAAGACTTCATGGAGGAGTTTATTGAAATGGATAAGGGGTTCCAGGAGGGAGGAGATAACGGTGTATCAGATGATCGGAACAAGGCAGATTAACCCAGAGCTGGGGGAGCTAGTTTCGGGTGGATATGAAGTTTTCAACGACTGGTGGAGCACCTTTATTCCAGAACATAAGAAGCACCTAGAAGGAAAGATCATAACATACTATTGGTTTAACCAGATCGGGGCGGAGACGCCTGATAGGTTCAAGCATTTCCTGAACGCAGAATTGATGAAGATTATGCCATACTATAACAGGTTATATGAGAGTGAGCTAATTAAGTTCGACCCTATGTTGAATCAGTTAGTGAAGACTAACGGTAGGAACGTTGAGAATCTGCTGAGGGTAGCTAATTCTGGTGAGAATACAGCGGCTGTCATGCTCAGGGATTTCGTGAATAGTCATAGAGATGATGAAAACACGAAAGGGAATTTAACTGGAGCATATGACAGCACTTTGGATCACACGGCGGAAGAGACATACGAAAAGCAGGGCGATAAGACTTCTAAGGAAGTTGTTGACGAGGATGTAACCGGGACTAAAGATTCTACAACTAAGGTTGTGGATAATACGACTGAGGACAATTCTAAGGATATTACCAGGGAGCTCACTAAGGATAGAACACTGAATGAAACGGTAGAGACGACACGGGATACGACTACTAAGACAAGTGGGTCTGGAACTAGCGATAGTACGCTGGAGAGGTCTGTCAATACGGACGGAACGAAGCTTTATTCGGATACGCCTCAAAAGAATGTTAATTCTAGCGGGGGCGTGCAGAACAGTGTTGTCTGGAACTATCTGACCAACGCAACGCAAACAGGAGAGGACCAGAACACCGATGAAAGTACGCACACTAGCAACAGCTATACAGAGGATAAAACGGAGAAGGTAGCAGAGAACACGACTAGGAACGTGACGGAAAACGAAACTGAAAATGAGACGGTTGGAGAGACGGAGAAAAAGAATAAGGACTATACGAGTGATACAACATACCATGAGGATACAACAGAAAACACAGATAGGGCTACAGACTATAATGAAGAGTGGCATGAAAACGGAAAGTCTAACCTCACCGAAAATACCACGGGACATAATGATACCGTTGAGGATACAACGGGAGAGCGTCATACGGCTGGAATCGAGCAGGGCAAGACAGATGAAAAGCATACGCAAAGCAAGGATAGAAAAGAAGATGAGACGCAGACAAAGGAAAGCGGAATTGAGGAAGTTGTCAGCGGGTACGTTGGTGTTAGTGGGTCTGAATTGCTGGCGGCTTTCCGTAAAACCTTCATCAACGTGGACGAAATGATTATTGAGGCCCTTAGAGGGTGCTTTATGGAGGTATTCTAATGAAAGATTGTTATCATGATTTTGACCATTGCTGTGAGCCTAACCCCTGTGATCCTTGTGGACCTTGTGGGACACCTGTGCCGCCTCCTGTCCGGCCTGTGGTGAATATTCCTGGGCCTAACGTGCAAGCTCAGATGTGCGAAATGGCTGGGCGGGTGAATGAGTGCATCCTGAGATGGAACCAAATTCAGCGTAATTGCTATGAGGCTCTTGACAGAGTGGTTGGCGCGGCTGTGTCCAATGATGTATATTATGACCGGGATGAAGTTGGCATGGAAAGCGGGTATTCTGAGAATGACAGTTGCCCCTATAACGTTATCAACGTGAAGTGTGTTGACAAGTGTGGCAAGCCTATCTTTATCAAGCTCATGCCTGCGTTTGGAAATACTACAAATTCCGGGCTTGTGCAGAATATTCAGGATGTCAGTTTCGTGACAAATGCAAACGCCATTATCAGCGCAACCACTGATGCGCCGTGGAAGGGCGTGGCCCGGTATATGGGTGCACCTATGGCGAGCGCTCCTGAGGGCGGCATTTTCTGCGGCGGATTCAACCGGCACGGGGCGCTCAAGATTTTCGGTGGTGATACTGACGAGGATACTCTGTGCCAGAATCAGGTAGTTGATCTCATTGGGTCTGTTATTCCCATCATTCTGGACGGTGAGATTACGGAGCAGGCTAAGGGGATGACCACCAAGCAGGCGATTTGTGCCGTTGGCTATAAGTCCAGCAACGGTGACAAGGTATTTTTCAACTGCGGGAAGCAGGATGTGCAGGGGATGCAGGGTATTACTGTGGCTAATATCCTCAAGGGCATGGGATGTACCACCGCTGTAATTACAGCTACTTCCGGTGGCGGTATGGAATATCTGGGTACCCTCACCTCTTCCCCTGACAACTGGCAGATGCCTAAGAACTCCGCGTATTGGGTGGTTAGCAAGCGCCCTTTTGAAGGGTGGTGCAACCAGTTTGAAAGCTCTATTGCGCAGTTGGTGCAGAGAGTTGGCGGCCTGAAAAATGAGGTTGACTTTATCAACCATGAGGTTGACGAGGTTAGCGAGGTAGCTAATAAGGCGTGGGAGTTGGCGCAGAAAAACGCGGATGATATTGCTGAGATTCAGGCGGACATTGAGAGAATCGATGGCGAGATTACTGCGCTGGAGGAGCGCATTACTACCGCTGAGAATGACATAAAAGCTCTTGATGCGGCTCTGAAACAGGAGATTCAGGACCGAAAGGACGCTGACGCGGCGGAGGCGCAGGCGCGGCAGGAGGCTGACGAGGCTCTAGGCGGGCGTATTGACCAGGAAATCAAGGACCGCGAGGCCGCCGACAAGCAGTTGCAGACTGCTATTGAGACAGAGGAGGCGGAGAGGACTGCCGCTGACGCTGTGCTACAGGGTAATATCAACCAGGAGGCTATTGATCGGGCTAATGCAGACCTCAAGATTGAGCAGAACTTGAACAAGGAAGTCATCAATCGTACTGAGGCGGACCAGCTTTTGCAGGACCAGATCAACGGGCTTACTAGTGGAGATGTCCCGCTCCCGTATGTTAAGAGGGTCGGGGACACAATGACCGGGGATTTACAGATGGAGGGCTCCGCTGTTGTTAAGCTCGTGGATGGTAAGACGGTAAAGGGTGCTTTCTACCGTGATAACGGAGACGTTTGCGTGAAGAGTGAGAGCGGAAATGTCCGTATTCTGGGAGCGGCTACTCTGCTTACCAATGCGGATAATGGCGCGGGACAGCTCAAAATTGGAGCCATTACCATCCAACAGCATATGAGCGGAGATATTCCCCATCTGGATATCAACGTAGGTACTGATGCCGGTGCTGTGTACGTCAATAGAAACGGCATTGATGGTGGTACTGGCGAGCTGTGGGTGACTGAGATTCATGCGCCCAATGAGCTGCGGCTTGCGCCTGGTACTAATGTCAATGCTATGGATCACAGAATCACGGGAGTTGCTGACCCCGTTGATGACGGGGACGCTGTGAACAAGAAGTATTTTGACACTCACGGCGCTGAATACACGTTGCCGGTTGCTAGTGCTACCACTTTGGGCGGCGTAAAAGTTGGCGCTAATCTGACGATTACACAGGATGGTGTGCTGAACGCTACCGGTGGAGGCGGCGGAGGCGGTACTGAGTATGTTGCTGGTGAGGGTATCGTTATCTCTGGCAACACTATTTCTACCGACCCGGCTAAGGTGCCGACTAAGGAGGAACTGGAGGGCTATCTGCCGCTGGCTGGTGGAACGATGACCGGAAATATCAAGTTTGACAGTGATTCTGATTATGTGGGTGCTCTTGTTTCGGATCAAGACCATGTAATTATGATGGGTTCTCAGGGCGAGGGCGCTATCATGGGGTCTGTTAGCGCCGGGCATAGTCAGACGCAGGTTGATGCCGTTATCAATGCGAACTTGAATAGCAAGAAGGCCAGTGTGCAGGCTACTAGGACAACTGACGGCGGGAGTAATGTTGTTATTGAGGCGCAGGACCCGGATAGTGCGAACGCGGTAAGTGTGAAAGTTGGCGCTAAGGCGGCGGACGTTACGGGCGGAACGCTGAGTGTTTACCGGGATTCTGGCGTTGACTACGTTGACGTTGGAGCGAACCAGCTGAAATTTGGCGATAAGGGTCTTATTTTCGGCGGAGGTGATGGACTACGTATTATTTCCGGCGACCCCTCTGATGGTGGTAGTTTGTTCTTTAACGGAACGCAAAAGACTGCTCAGTTCCTTACCTATAAACCGCAGTATCAAGGGGCGCCTACCGAAAACAATGACTTGGTGAATAAGGAATATGTTGACGGTATGGATTATTTGCCGCCGAGTGGCGGGACGATGCGCGGCAATATCAATATGGCGGAGCACGATATTGTCCGCGTTTCTCAGCTTGCTTACAACTCCTTTACTGGCAATGGTCCTAGGTTGGACTTCCGTTCTAATGGGATGTACATGGTTTACAACGGTGTGGACAAGTTTGGCATGGACGGTGACAGCCTGCACGCTGGCGGGCTCGCGTTGAAGGATTTGAAGAACCCGACAGACGCACAGGACGCGGCTACTAAGGCATATGTGGATAGTAAAGCGGGTGTTATTGACAAGCCGACTTCCGGGAGTATTGTGGTTGATACGCCCACCGGGCGCGTTACTGTTAACGTCAATATTACTAGAACGGCACCTGACAAAATTTTCTTTGCCCACGGTATGTTGTTTATACGGATTCCTAACGCCATTGTTCCATCGTCCAGAACCTCTTTTGGCACTATAACCACTTCCGGATTGTATGCGCCGTATGTTTCTGCTATGGGAGCAATTGATACCCTGTGGGGTGGCCCAAGTGGTGGTAATATCGACCTTGAGGCGTCGGCACCGTACACTGGAACCGTTTTTATCGTTGTTTGCTCTGAATATTCAGCAACTAATAACGCTATTGGTCCAATGATTGCCGGGTAACTATGGAGGTGATATGATGCATTGTGAATACGTTCAAATCAACCCTACGCAGGAAACCGTAAAATTTGACGCCAATGGGCACACCGTTTACCAGTTTTTTCTGGGCAATGTTTGGACACCTAAGTTTCTGTGTGTTGAAAATGCGCAGATTCCTATGATGTCAAACGATGGGAGCTCGCCCAGCGGCGCTTATGTGACCTGTGAGAGCGACAAAGTCTTACTTCATCTGGTGAACGCTGGGCAATATGACCATGTGGTGCTGATTGAAGAGGACGATATTAGCGATTTATTTAGCAATATCGCTGTATTGCTAAATTCTATCAGCTCCAAGCTGGACACGGCTAACACGAGGCTGAGCGAGATTGCTACAAATACCGGCAGGATTCAGTAAGTAAGATAGAGGTCGTGAACGTGTTGGGCGTTTGCGGCCTCTTCTATTAGCGGCGAGTTAGCATATGCTAACTAAGGGTATGTTAAACCTGTATTTCTATAGGCGTGTTTAAGGTGTGCTATTAGAAACAATTTTTTAGGTATCGAATCTGACGCCCCC